ATGATAGTAGTAACAACTGCAACTATAACTCCTTCACTAATCAAACATTAAATGACCTCGTTTCCTTTAAATTTTAAAAGGGAGCAATTAAGCTCCCTTGATACTATTCATGTGCTAAATGCTCTAAGTCCATATCAATTAAGCATTCCTTAACTTGTTCTTTTAAGAACGCTGGAACACTAGCGAATGTTCTTTTGCCTTTAGCGATATTAATCGCGAATAACATTGCCATCATTATTTTCACCTCCTTTGCCATTTTCTTGAGTTTTATCAGCTTTTTCATGCTGTCCATCTCCTTTAGCCAATTTATCACCCAGTTGAGTGATAAGCTCCATTACCGAACCTTGAGTTACCTCAAGTTCCTTCTTCATCTTGTTTACTTCCTCTAGTTGCTTATCCATAAGTTTTAACTTATCGTCGACCTTGGCAAATCGTTCATTCTCAGCACGGTTAGGGTAAGTCTCTTGATAGAATTGCTCCAGCACTAACTCGATTAAATCCTCATCTGTCTTGTGGTCGTGGTTGCCATTTAAAATTCTAGTGATAATTGTTTGACCGTCTTGAATTTGTACCCTTAAACCAGTTACTGTCGCGCTATCATTGAAAATTCTGTCCTTGTAATTAATCTTGTACATCTTCTTTTTCTCCTTTCGAGATTTGTTCGTTAAATGTCTTAATTATCTCGTTAAATCCGTCGTTTACTTGAACTAACTCCTTGCTTTTCCAATCACTCAATATATCGGCGATTATACCAACCATGATGAATGGCGGTAAGCCGTATTCTCTTGCAGATACTTCTACATATTTAATTAAATCACTTTTTACATTCGCTATTTTAGCTTCTATTGGCATCATTTTTTAAAAATCTCCTTTCTTACCTCGGCATTGAACTATCAATCAATAAGCCGTTTTTAAACGTTAAATAACAGTTGTCGTGCCACTGATAAGCACGACCATCACTTTGGAAGGATACAGGTAACGAGAAGCGGAAAGTTCCGTTTTCGCCATCCCAAACCGTGATATTCGTTGATTTCAAAATAACGTTTTTAATTTCATTTTGGTGCATATCAATATCGCACTCAGCATTAAGCGTGTTAGCCTTATACGTCGCGAAATTCCCTGACGAATAAACCCATTTCCAAGTGTAATGGTCAGCATTTTTGTGTGACTCGTACGCCCAACCCATGAACCAGCCATCATAATTTAAATCGAATTGAATACCTTTTTTAGATCTATCTTGTTTATAAGAATTCGTACCTATTGAACCTAAATAATAACCATCACGCCACATTTGATAACCTGAATCATTCAGTCTGGCCACTAATTTATTATCGTTAACTTCCCCACCTTCATAAAATGACATACCAGCATTCTCGAATTGAATATATTTAGAAATATTATTCCATGCTAACCTTAAATATTGTGCATTTTGGGTTAAAACAGTACCAAAATTATCTTTTCTTACCGCGTGTTCTATTTCACTTTTAGTTTGTCTAACTGTGCTTTCCATTTCAGAAATGTTGTATTCGTTCTTGTAGCCAACACTAAAGCTTTCTTTGTAGAATTTAACATTTAAAATAGATAGGTTGGTTGGGATTGACACTAAAATAGTATTACTTATCCCCGCTCCTCTAATTGTCAATTTATTTAATCCCTTTACAAGTGGTTTCTTCACAGTAAGATTTGTAACGCCATTAAAAAACGTTGTTGACATTGAACCGTTTACATCATTTGCAACTTCGAACTCTAGAGTGTAAATATCATTCTTAACCAAAGTTTCTTGCGCTACAATAACAATGTTCCCTTGATTATAGAAATTTTCATTTGTAATCTTTATTAAATTTTCTTTCGGGTTTTCAAATCCAGGCACTTCGTATATTTCAACGTTTTTAACCTTTGTATTCGTTCCTAGTGGATAGATATTAACACTAACTTGGTCGCTTGCATAAGACACGCGCCAAACATTTAAACTATTTGATATTATCTTGCTATCTCCGTTATTTTTTGCGTTATATATTTTTGTATTTTGATTATCCGGCACATCTTCTAAATCAGCTAAAATGTAGTATTCTTTGTCTTTTTTAAGCGGTGTTTTAATGTTAAAATAAAGGTCGTTCCCTTTCTTCTCAACTCCACTTTCAGAGCAAATATTTTCAATATTGTAAGTCATTTTAAATTTTTGCTTATTAATCTCTCCAATCTTACTCTCAAACTTATCAATAGTGCTTTCAAAAGTCTTAACTTTGCTTATGGTTTCGGTTAATAACTGCTTGTCAATAGTATTATTCAACCTTGCACTTGCTACCATCTTATTCTCTCCACAAGTTACTTCAAAAACGACCTCTATTGGTTTGCCGTCTTTAACTCCGTTGGGAATGTTGATATTTTGCACTAACCCGTTGCTATCAAGCGTTACTTCTCCAGAAGCGATATATCCACTAGCAACTAGCTTTTTAATTTCGATTTTTAAAGGCGTTTCGGTAGTCGAAGCACGTATAATCTCTCCGTTGCTGTAAACATCTAAATAGACCTTACAGTTTGCTAGATTTTCATTTAAATAGCTTCCTTCAATTCTTGCTGAAGCAGTAAGAGAATAAGATTGCATATCCTCAATAGCTGGAAGCCATTTATTTGTTACTATATCATCAACAGCCATATAAGGCTCAGCTATTTTGAAATGAGCATTACCGAAGCTTACAAACGCTATTTTCTTTATTTTTTCATTAAAATCTTCTTCAAATGGTATTTGAATTTCAGCTAATTGCCATTTAGCTGTTTGAATTTCACCGTTAAATATTGAATGGGGGTCGAACGGTTCGTTTTCTTTAATTAAGCTAAAACTTAAAGAAAAATTATTGCTTTCGCTGTCGTCAAAAACGTAAAAAGGTACTCTTATCACCGCTAATTGACCTTTATTTGCGCCGTTAATATTTGCTTTTAGAGATATTCCCTGAAAAATATTGTTATCATTCCTCATTACCTCAACTGAATTTTGTCCGTTATAATCTTTTTTATTTAATTTTAACGTAATTTCTCCTAAAGGTTCTACCACATCTAATGTTGGAAATCTAGTTCCAATTAACTGATTAAATGCAGGCACTTTTCCGTCTTTTCCTTTGAGTTCGGGTTTTTTAGCTTCTATCTGCCTTTCTACTTCCTCTGTTAGTTTTTGCTTCAGTCCTTCATTTGTGATTAAAAATTCAGATAGTTTGCTTTCTGTAATTAACCCCTCTCTGACTTTGCTAAATACCGTTGATGATAAGTGTTTGAAGTCAATAGCACCAGTTTCAATCATTTCAGAATTAATTTTTAAACCTGTGATTATTTCAGCGAAAAACTTACCGTCTTTAGTTGTTGCTAATCTAAAATTGCCGTTTACTCCCGTAGTGCTAACGCTTAAACCGTTTGAGTTGAATTTCCACACTACTTTTGCTGTTGTTTCGTCGTTGGTATCCATTATTAAAATACGGTCTGAATAGTATTTAATATTACTTCCTAATCCGTCGTTTAAACTATCTTTGATAGCTTCTTTTGCCTTTTCAACGTTACTTCTTTCAACTTCTTCAATTTTTGTAATTAACGCCTGTTGGTTATTAATAGCGTTTGCTAATAGATTTTGTTCAGGGGTATTCCCTAATTCAACGTGAATGTATCTATTTTGTAAACAGTCGTAAGAGTAACCTACACATCTTGTTAAGATATTAATTCCTTTGTATTGAACGCCTACAGCGTCGCCTAAATAGATTTTTTCTAATACAGCATAATTCTTGTATTCCTCTGTTTGTGATAAGTCAATAAAAGCAACCGTACAAGTTATTTCAGGCTTATCTGCACCTAATTCAAAGGCTTTTTTAGACTTTTCGCGAAGCAAAGCTAACGCTTGCTCATGGTCTACTGCGTCCTCTTGTGTAGGACTTACCTTTTTACTTTTAACATCTTCTAACTCAAGTAGCTTACGTTTAACAATAGGCTTGTATTTCTCAGCTAAAGGCGATACAACGTATTTTTCGGGTAATAATAGACCGTCAAATCCTTTTGGAATAAAATGTGTTACTAAATTAGATGTGTCAATTTTATACTCTATCCCAGTAAGATTTTTAGCATATTTGATAGTTACACCTTTGTCACTACCAATTTTTTCAAACCAATTAATACGGAAATTATCGCGATACAACTCGCCACCCCAACGTGACAGCAAGCTATTATCCTTATCTCCCATTATCGCTTCTAGCGTATTCTTACGCACTAATCTAGAATTTCTTAATTTAGTGATGTTACTTACTCCCACGAAATTATGCGGATCAGTTGAACGGTTAAGAACTTCTTGCAATGCTCTAGTTCCGTTCATTCCTTGAATGTAAATATCTTCTATGAAGTTACCTAACAAATCATAAGAGATATGCAATGCGTATCCTTTAATTGTGTCTAAATCTTTTTGTAAGTACAAAATTCTAAATAATTGTTTACCGTCATAGTTATCAACTTTTAAAATCTTTCCATTTTCTAATAAGTGACTATTGTCGCTTTCTAGTGGGTACTCAAAATTTAACTCATATACACCGTTTAATGCTTCAGTTATTTCACATTTCAAAAAATTCTTTAGAGGCGTTCCTCTATGGTTAAAATCTATTTCGTTGTATTCATATAAGTTAACCATTAGCGATACCTCCAATTATATCTAATCTCTACTTTGGTAACATCTCCTATTACCTCTAAATGATTCTGGCCTTCGTTAAGTATTAATACCTCTCCTATGGCGTTTCTTTCCATAGATAGCGTACCTTTTGAAATGAAGTCCATTTCTCCGTTTATTTCAACGTAACCTACTACATTCTTAATTTCCAAAAACTGCACGCTATTTCTTTTAAGCGTTATTGTTCCGTTTCCTGTGATTTTAAGATATGGTTTAGCTATCATGTTAGTATTGTTTTTGATTAGAGAAATTTTCTCTAACGTTACTAACGGATTGTTTAACGGTCTTGAATAAGGCTCTAACTCTAACGCTACTAAAAATTTTAATACCCTTGTATCGCCTAGGGGGTAAGTGATATTTACCCCCTCAACGTTTCTAGCTTCATAATAGCGGTCTGGCAACACATCAAATATTAGGTTGCCCTCTCCTCTGAAATAATTGATTAATTCATCTCTAGTGCATTCAGCGTGGCCCTCTAGAGTTATTTGAATAGGCTCTAAACTGTCATCTTCTACAGTTAGCTTGCCGTCTCTACCAACCACGGTAAGAAATTGTGTACGTTCCTTGCCTGTTGGAATGGTTGGTTGTTCACTAAACACAATTCCTAAACTATCACTTTTTTTGTTTTTAAAAGTTATCACGCTAAACCACCTCCTAATCTTTGTTTCTTAATTTCATATCCTAATTGTTGAGCTATCTTTCTAGCGTCGTTCGGCGTGTTATTGTAGACTTTATCAATATTTACGTTAATATTGCCACCTTTACCACCGCTTGAATACTCTTTGTTTTCTTCGGCTGTTAATACACGTTCTCCACGGTGCAATCTTGCTCGATATCCGTCGTACGGTACATAATCAAGTCCGTTGTAATGAGAACTAAATAATTGACTTACTGCTCCCATTCCAACTACAGAAGCTTGTATTGTGTAAGTTGCCGACTTACTTTCTAAAGGCGTACTGTTGATAAGTCCTAATTTTTCAGCTACTTGTGTAGCCCATGATTTCACTTTACCAGTATTCCAATCAAGCGAGCTATCAAGGTGTCCGTATTCATTTCTTAAACGTGAAAGTCCTTGTATTCTCAACCTTTCGGCTTCTTCTACTGATTTTCCGTAACCTTCAACTGCCGCTTTTTTCATTTCCTCGTAAGTCTTACGTTCTTCTTCTGTAAGTTTTCCGTTAATAATTTCTTTTTGTGCTTTCCACTCTTCAGCGTACTGTAATTGTTTATTTTTAGTTTCTTCGGCTGCCTTAACTGAATTGTCTCTTAATTCGTTAATCTTGATAGCCATGTCTGAAACGTGTTTAGCGGTTATATTGTCAACATTGCTGTATAAGTTATTAAATAGCATTTCTTGTTCAGCTTTATTTTTAGCCACAATTCTTATTGTTTCGGCATCTTGTTCATCTGTTAATTGAATTATTCGACGTTTCAACTCTTCAGCTTTAGTTCCGCTAGCGTTTTTTAACTCTTCGGAAAGTCTTGTTATTTCGGTAAGTCTTGTTTCAGCCGATTTAATAGTCTTGTCAGCTGTTTCTTGGGCGTCTTGAATTATTTTAGCTTTCATTTCTGCACTTAAATGCGTTGAGTTTCCATACAATTCATTGAATTTAGCAATAGTTTCATCTTTCTTTTGATTAACTTTAGCTACATAGTCAGTTTTGTATTGCTCTACAGATTTTAGAATTGCTTGGTGTCCTTCGTTTGCGTCTTTGTACAATCCTACATACATTCCTTCTGAAGCCTGTCTTATGTTATTTGACATTTCGTAGAAATGCTGGTACTCCTTCTTGGTTTCTTCGCTAATTTTGGTAACGTGTCGCTCCATTCTTCCAGTAGCTTCATTAAACACTGTTTCCGTTTTGGATTTATAGAGGTCAACCGCTGGCACTGCTTGTTGCGTGAACGCTTTATAGACGCCGTATCCAACAGCTGCTACTGCTCCAACTCCAGCTACTACTGGGGCGGCTGCTAATGCTAAGCTTCCAAACGCTCCTGCACTCGCTAATAAACTTCCGCCCATGCTTGCTACTGCTGTCGCCGTTCCACCTAATCCTAATCCTAAATCTAACAATAAAGGTGTGGCAGTTAATGCACTTCTTCCAATAGTTCGCAAAGCTGTTGTTCCTTTGCTAATTATATTAGCCATTCTTGAACCACTTTTTGCTACCGTTGTAGTTGCTGTTGCTACTTTTGAGGAATTAGCTTTAACAGTGTTGCTTACTACAGTTGTTGTATTTCCTAGACCTTTAACTTTCTTACCAGTATTATTAGCTGTTTCTCCTAACTGCTTTGTTTTAGTTGTGTAAACATCAATTCCTCTACTATCAAACTCTTTTCTAGTCTTTTTGTTTGAAGTCTTAACCGTTCCGCCTGTGTTGTTCATTTGAACGCCACGAAGTGCTGTCGCTGTATTTCTTGCCTCAACTTGAATAGCTTTTAGTTTTGCAATAATAACATCACTATTTCTACTGATTGAATTTGACTGTGTTTGATAAGTACTACCAATTTGAGATAATGATAATTTAACACTATCGCTAGCCTTAACAATTAAATTAGCACTTCTTCCAAATTCTGTTGCACTTTTAGTTGATTGAGTTCCAATACTTGAAATATCTTTTTTGAATACTTTACCAACAAAGGTTGATACCGCACCTATACCGCTTTTGAACAGCACAAACGCCTTAATTGCTTTACCTACACCAAAAGTTAGTGGTCCTATTGAAGCAGCTGCAAGTGCTGTCCAACCGACCACACTTTGCATTGTCGGACTCATATTGTTTAGAGTATCGGCAAAATCACCAACTACATTTAGTACTTGATTGACTTTTGGTAAGAAGTTAGTACCTAGCGTGATAGCAATATCAATAAGCTTGTTCTTCGCTATTTGTAATTGACTTTCTGTGGTCTTGTATCTTTGTTGTGCTTCTTTTTGCAAGGCTGTATTTTCACGCCAACCTTGATTAGCGATATTTAATGTTTCTCCGAATTTCTCATTTGATTCAGCCGCCCTCAAGATAGTATCTCTCAAACGCACTTCAGAAATATCCATTTCGTCAAGAATTTCAATAGCTGACTTACCTTGCGCTGAAGCATTTTTCAAACCTTTTAAGAACATTAATAATGCTTGTGAAGCATCTTGTTCAAACGCTTGTTTAAATTTAGAAGCACTTACTCCGCTTGCACTTGCAAACTCCTCTAATGCTTTTCCGCCTTGTGTTACTGCCAATTTCATCTTAATTAAAAGCTTACTCATGGCACTACCACCCATTTCAGCTTCTATTCCAACTGAACTCATAGCAGCTGCTAATCCTAAGACTTGTGCTTCTGTTAATCCTACTTGCTTACCAGCCCCAGCTAATCTCATTCCCATTTCAACAATTTCACGCTCTGTTGTCGCTGTATTGTTACCTAAGTGAACGATAGTAGAGCCTAAACGGTCAACGTTATCAGCGCTTGTACCCATGATATTACTGAAACGTGCAAGAGAAGTCGCCGCTTCCGTTGCTGTTAAGTTAGTTGCAACTCCTAAGTCAACCATTGTTTTTGAAAACTTAAGAATATCTTCTTTTTTAATTCCTAATTGTCCAGCCGCTTCTGCCACTTGTGCAATACTAACGGCACTAGCTGGCATTTCTTTAGACATTTGACGAATACCTTTACTTAACTTTTGATATTCTGCTTCGGTTGCGTCTGTAGTCTTACGTACTCCAGCAAAGGCACTTTCATAGTCTTTAGCAAACTTAAACACACCAGCACTAGCAGCCGCTATTGGCAAAGTAACTCCTAAAGTCGCTTTTTTTCCAAAACTGACCATATTATCAGCCACTTTATTTGCCTTTTGCATACTTCTAGTTATTTCACTAGCTTTTGCTGTAGCGTATGCTGTAGCCTTGTTCATTTCGCTTTTAAAAGTATCTAGTTTAACCCTCATTTCCGTATATAAGGGAGGTAAACCAATACTGCCTACTGTCATATTTCTCCTCCTTTCCTAAAAAAATAAGAGGGACTAAAAACTAGCCCCTCTTTAAGTTCTTGTCTGCGTCTTTTCTTCCTAGTCGGATTATGTTTTTTAGTACCTCTTTTGCTTCTTCTGTTTTTTGCATGCTGTCCAACCAGCTATCACGCCTGATTTGTAAATAAGTGTACAACGGCAAATCTTCTATTTCTAGGAAATTTAAACCACAATAATCTGACATTCTTTTAAGTTCCGCAGTTCTCTTATCAAGGTTAATTTCCCATTCTTCCGTTGCGAAATATTTTTCATATATCGCTTCCCTAACTACAGGGTCATCAGGAAGTGGGATTTTTAGTTTGGGTCGTTAGCGATTGAGTTCATTTGGATTAATAATAGCGTCCATATAGCGTTAATATATGACACGTTAACATCCTCTAAGTCTTTGACCTTGATTCTTATTCCTTCTAAATTTCGGTCGAGGCATTTTGCAACAAATTTAACTCTCTCCTCTACCTCTTTCACGGGATCTTCGATTTTCTCAATTTCTATCATTTCTTTCCAATCTTTGAAAGTAAGTTCTTTAATTTGTAATTTTTTGCCGTTTTTCCAGTCGACCTCTATTCTTCTATTTAGGATATCATTTAACATTTGTTACACTCCTCTTTCTTTTTTTATTTTTTTATTTATTCTTGTTCTTCTTGAATTTCTGCTAAGAAGCCTTTTTTCTTCTCAACTGCTGTAAATTCAGCGTCAATAGTTGTTTCTTTTTCTGAGTTAAACTCAATAGAAAATCCGTTCCCAGCTTGTCCGATAAGCGTTACACGAATTTTCTTACCATTTTCTTTTTTATGTACAAAGCGTACGATATTAGTTGCTAAACTTCCGCCAGCTCCAAAAGTCAATGTTCTTGTTTTCTTAACTGTATCCTCTGTTAATTTTGCTGTAGATAATTTAGTTAAAAGTCCTAAATCCCATGTTAAAACTCCAGTCTTGAAGCTAATTTCTTCACCTTTAATAAAACGTTTAACTGTTCTGTTGTATTGGTTTTTTACGTCGTAGCTTTCGGGTTTATACTCTAAACTAGCACCACCCGAACAGTGACCTACATTATTATCATCTGTTTCTATCACGTTATCTGCTGGAATTTCCCCATCAGTTGCTGATAGCAAATACAGTTCTCCAGCACCTAAGATTATTTCATCAATTTTCTTTGCCATTTATTATCCTCTCTTTCTGTACCATGTAATCTGTAAGTATTGCGTGCTGTCGTACAATTCAAAGTCTTGTAACGGCAATATACCTCCGCCACTTACAGAAAATCGCAAAGAGTAACCGTCTTTTAAGTGGTTACTCTCGTGTTGTTTATTGATTAAACTTTCTACTTTCATTCTGTAATTTTCTAATTCGTCAAAGTCATCTGTTACAATCCTAACTTCCAACGTATCAATGTTGATGTAATCACGCTGTATAGGTGTTAAACTATACCACGCTTTATCGCTGTGAATAGGTTGAAAAGTAAGCCCTGTAACTTCATCAAGCATTTTCTTAACTATATGTGAAATCATGTTTACTTACCTCCTAGCATTCGCATTATTGAGCCTAAATTCTTTTCTTTAGCGTCTTTTAAGAATGGTTGAGGCTTTTGTCCTTTAGTAGTCACCCAGCTTCCGTCAGCGCGTTGATAACGCCACGGTGTTTTACGACCATTTCCCGATACTGCATATACTCCTGTTCCTTGATGAACATAAGGTGCGTGAGAAGCTGTATTCCCTACTATTCCGTATATTTCATCAGATTTTAGTTGAGTTCTGCTAATCATACTAGCTTTTAATTGACCTGTATCAGTTGGCGTATTTTCAACGGCTTTACCTTCAAGAAATTTTGTCGCTTTTTCCATTCTTTCGTATTGTATTGCAATTAATTTTACTGTAGCTTCTCGCATTCCTCTTTCAAATTCGCTATTGTCCATTGACGTATTCTTTCAAAGTTAAGTGAGTTAGTCTGTGGGAGTTGTCAACGTTCAGAATTTCATATTGTGTATTGTTTAACATTATTCGATTTTTTTTAGCTTGTATATTTCTCTCAAACGTTAAACCAATATGTGTTACTTCAGAATGTTTGAAACCTTGGGGGTTGTAGAACTCATCTACTTTATGTATTGCAATTTTAATCGTTTTCTCCTCTTGCCACGTTTTTTTAGTAGCCCCTGAGGGAGTAGAAACGCTTTTAAAGGTCATTAAAGTTGCTTCCTTAAAGTTAGTCATCAAACTCATAACTAAGCCTCCTAAACGACCTTAATTTAGTCTTAATGCGTGCTGGGATATCTCTTTCGTAAGTGTAAGTCACGCTAGGATAACTTTCAGATTTTATCCCTTCTGTTCCTAATGTGTTGTATCTAAACATGATTAAATCTTTAATACTGCTTTTATGCTTTTGATTAACTTCTTTTAAATTACAAAATTCAAGTATATCTTGGATAGCGTCCTCGTATAGAGATTCCACTATTTCAGACGCTACCCCGGGCCTTTTTGCTAATTCTTCTAAAATCTCTTGTTTCATGACTATTTACCTAAAGGTGTTTCTACGACTTTGTAGTGCAAGATAGCGATTGCGTCATCTCTTAACACTTTAAATCCGTATTTCATTAGACCACGTACACCGTCAGCAAAAGAGTTTTCTAAGCGAAACGCTTCAGTCTTATCAATTTGTTTTGCTCCGCCAACTGCTGATTTGTGATGTGCTACTACTTGATTTTTTGGTAATTCTTCAGAAGTCATTACTTGAAGTCCGTTGATTTTTTGTCCTTCTACAAAACCGTTTGCTAAAATAACTGGATTGTTAGTGAAACGTGGGTCTTTTGATAATAGACCTAAAATTTCAGCTGATACAGTTACGAAACGTTCTGCTTTTGGTACTTTCTTCTTACTTAACTCTGTTCCTAAGTCAACGATAAAATCATATACATTTTTAGCGTGAATATCTTTTTGTGCTGTTTTAGCACCGATTTTAACTGCATTAGCTGAGTTTGTTAACTCTGTGAATAAGTCAGCGTCGTAAGTTTCCGCTAATACCATTCCGTGTTCATCTGCAATAGGTTTAAGCGTATCTTTCTTTTGTTGCACTCTGTCAACATCATCAACTTTAATAGCAAAGTATTTTTGTTTAGGGAAAGTCATTTCAACTAGCTCAGTGTCAATTTCGTCCCATGCTACCGTTCCAGTATACTCTTTAATTACTCCTTTTTTAATTTTGTTGAAAATTACTTTTTCACCTTGAATATTTGTAGGCTTTGTTACCATTGCGTCAGCGATTGAAACGCTGTGAAATTGCGATAATAAAGCTCCTTCCCAAAGTGTCGGTTTAAAATTTGTTACTGCCATTTGTTATCCTCCTAAATTTTGTTAAATGCTTCAGCGATTTGTTCCGCTGTCATGTTTGTTGCGTTATTAATCAAGTTGTCGTATGTATCAACTTGTTTAACAGGCTCGGGATTAGCTGGAATATATCCACTTTGTGCTTGTACCGTTTGCCCTTGTTCTTGTTCAAAGAAATCTTTGTAATTCTCTTTGATAGTTGTTAGTTGTTCGTCAATTCCTTTAACGTTTCCGTCCTTATCCAATTTAATTTTTGATAAATCGAATTGACCTTTTAATAATTCTTTGTGCTTAACTCCGCTTAATGCTGTTTCAATAGCGTTATTAATAACAATATTTTCTTTTTCTTTTGTTAAATTCGCTATTTGTGAGTTAAGGTCATCAATATCAACCCCCTTGAATTTCTCAAGTTTTTCTTGTAGGTCTTTGATAGTATCTTGGTGTGTTTCGTTGATAGATTGAATAGCGTTAATTGAATTTCCATATTCAGCCATTATCTTATCAATTACATCTGCCTCTAAACCTAAATCAACTAGAAATTTTCTTTTCATTTTGTTTTTTCTCCTTTACATTTTTTAACGTGGGCTAGTCCACGCTAGAGTTTGCTAAGTAACGTTTAGCTTACGTATTTAGCCTTTTAACGTCTTACTAAGGACTAAATTTTATCTTCTTCAAAATAAGGCACTAGAACACACCTACAATTAGGGTGTCTAGGCAATGTAGGTGCTTTGTCAACGTCATATATATTGCCGTCGCACTCCGCACATTGTTCGCTTGTTCTTTCATCAAGCGTTACAACATCTTTCAGTTGCTTAACTACTTTGCTTTTCTTGTAGTTTTGCAATTTAATATCGTTTAAATGGTGCATTGTTTCCGTTCTAACTAACCTCATTGTGTCGTTTAAATTAGAGTTCATACGGTTTCTAAGCTGTAAGGTCATTTGAGTAATGCTCTTACCAGTTGTTAAACCACGTTCTAATATCTCAGACAATTCTTTGATTAATTTAGCGTTGTTATTTCCCAATCGTCCTCTAAATGTAACGCCTTTGTATTTAGACTTCATCAACTTTTTAACGATATTAGCGTCATTTGTTAGCTTAATTCCTAACTCTGTTGACGTGTTGATAATAGTAGAGTTAATAGCATTTTCTAACGTTTCTGTGTAGGTCTTTTCTACTACTTGACCTAACTTCGCTAATTCTTCTATGTAGTATTCTTCTAATTGCCTTAAATGTTTAAGTTGGTAAGCCCTACTTCTCGTTAAGCCTTTAAGTTCTATTTCCTCACTTAACGATAATAATTCATCAACTATATTCTTTGTAACTCTGTCGTAGACTTCTATTATTTCAGCGTACGTTTCTTCGGCTTCATTGAATACTTGCCATTGATTATTCGCTACACGCTTTTCAAAATAACTAAGCTTCGTCATTTTCATCATCTATCTTTCTTGTTATTCTTTGTTGAATATTGTCGATTTCTGCTTCATTCTGAATATCTAACTTTTCTTTTTCCTGCTGGTAGTTAGTTACCCACGGGTGATTAGCAATGATAGTTTCATCTGAAATAAGTCCTTTTGATTTTAAGCAATTTTCTATAATTTCGGTTTCGTTTGTCGCCATATCATGCGAGAAAATAATTTCAACTTCGGGATCTTCAGAAATGTTTAAGAAATCATTCACAAACATCAGTAATCTATCGAAACCTTTTGAAAACTCTTGTTCAAACTTATCTGATTTTAATTCCAAACCACTGAATAAGAATTTAAGGGCTACACCACTAGGAGCATGGCCGAACTTGTCAATATCCTTATTAACTGATTGTGAATATTCTTGAATATCGCGTTTAAGTTGCTCTGAATGGTCTTTAATCGCCGTTATATCCATTTCAGGTGTTAGGGCGTCAACATTCGACTTATAATCCCCCTCATCAGCGTCTAACGTGATAATACGTTCTTCATTTATCATTTTTCTTAATTTGATATAATTTTCATTATCTCCGCTATAACCTTTTAAAACATAGATTATATTCTTAACTTCTTGAATGTAGTTAGCAGCCTCTGAACGTGTTAAATCATAGTTATCAATCAAAGACTTAACAAACTTTAAGTCGCATAACTCTCTGTAGTTATTCTTAAATGGAATAAATGGCAATCCGCTCGCCCAATAATAAGGTTGGTTGTCAATCCTCAACGGATAATTAACATCACCTAACAACATTATTTCACTATTGGTATTGTCCATTCTGTAGTGAGTTATCTTCCCGTCACTTGTCCACGCTTCGATATGTTCAAAAGTTTTCATCTCATTAAAGGTCCATATCTTTTCGGGATACACTCTAATAAATGAATTTAACTTCTCATGTGTTGCGTCCTCCCAAATAGGAATACACTGCTCTGACGGTATTACCATTAGTTTGAAATTGTTTTCCTCGTCAACGTAAGGATGTAACCATGCAATCCCTTTATTTGAAGCCTCATAAGCTAACATCTCTAGTTTATTTTGGAAATCTTTTCCTAATAACGTTGTTATCTTCTCGATATACTCTGTGTCCTGACCTTTGATAGTAGCGTCTTTACTAAATGAAAAAGCAACCTTTTCATCAATGATATTCTTGTAGGTTGCGTGAATTAGTCTATTATCTGCTTTGTTTTGGTCTTTATAATTTGTCTTAATTTCTAAATAATCGTGGTCCACGTCATAGTATTTCTGACCTAAGTGCATCCACTTATATTTATTACTTTTCTTAAATTCGTTAATATAATATCTAATCTTGTTTGTATCTAAGATAGTTTCATCACTACCGAATAAAAAACTCATTATTAGCCTCCTTTTCTGCCATAATCCCATATTAGAATTTCATACCTCCTACATTAAAATTGTTCTTCAAGTCTGTTACTTCGTAATTATCTAATCCGTACCATATCGCTGATAATGTATGTGGATCTATGTTGAACTCATCTTCTATTATTTCCCCGTCCTTATCGACCTTAAACGTTAAGTCCATTAATTCTCTTATCGTGTTTTGGCACTCGTTTGAAATGTATATATTTCTGAAACGTTTGACTTTCTTCGTGTAAGTATTTCTTGAGCCTTTAAACTTTCTACAGGCTTTCATGTTAAATCCTTGTTGTTTGTAATACCTTATAGCTTTTGGTTCTGCACAATCCGCCTTGATAAGTTCTTTTTTCAGATGTTCTATATCTTTTGAAATTTCCTCGTCTGTCTTATCTCTTGTGTAGTATTCTGAATATATATATAATTCTCGTTTGTCATGGTCTACTACCATTCTTACCAGTGCGTTATAAGATGTAACGAAACCGAAGTCTAACCCGTTGAAATATTTAGGTGTCTTAATCTGTTGAATACGTTTAACCATTTCATCAGCCTGCATGATTTTAGCTTGCGGAAATACTTTTTTACCGTTTGTTCCGAATTTACCTAATAAAGCTACTCGATACAAGTCAATATCATAGTCTTTCATTGCTTCTAACTGTTCAATGTAAGTGGCAGGAGAAAAAGCATTATCGTAGCATACGCTGTGATGATAATACTTATTGCCAATCTTGATTGTTCGTTTGTCGTACAACTCTACATCATTCAGTTTAATTACAGGCTTTAATGTTTGCGGGTCTTTATCAATAAAGAAATGCTTGTATATCCAGTTAGATTTGCTTACAGGGTTACTTGTGTAAATGATATGGTTTGAATGTTTAGGGTGTCTTAAACGCCCTATTAACTCTTTGATACTTCCGTAGTTGACTTCAGAACATTCTTCAACCCAAATAATTGAAACAGCGTTTATAGATTTTAGCTTTTCTGAATTGTCGCAACCTTTAAAGATTATTTCGCTTCCATTAGCAAACTTAATATTTAACGGAGATAATCTCGTTGTGTAGTGCTTATCTTTCTTTAATCCTAAACTTTCACACACTTCCAAAAGTAAGTCATAACAACTGTACCTTATAGTGTCGTAAACTTGTCTAACTACTAATATCTTTCTTTTAGGCTCTTGTATCGCTTTTGTAACCAACTTAATCGCTGTATTGTAAGACTTACTACTTCCATATCCACCAACTACAATGTAATAGTAATGTTCCCAGTCTTGAACGTAGTCTAAAAAATGTTGGTTAATACTTACATCAACTTCCATTTCTTGTTACTCCTGAGAAATTAATAGTAATGTTGGTGTCGTCTGTTTCTAGTAGTTTCAGCGCTTCAGCTTCTTTTAGTAGTTTCTCTGTTTCAGCTTTTAGTTTATTTTCTACAGCTTCATTCATCTTACGCCAATGGTTAGGTTTGCGATTTTTAAGCCAAAATATACAGGCGCTAGTGTCTGGCGGAACGTACTTAATAGTCTTTTTGATACGTTTCTTCGGTTTTCCGTCCACATCTTCAAAAACAGTTTCTGTTTCTTCGTATTCGAATCCCAAGGCGCGTTTTAAAAGGGCGTTTTCCACTTCAAAGTCAATAGGTGCTTTCCCTTTTTTTAGGGCGGTCCAAATAGGCTGATACTTCTTTTTCCATTGCTTAAACGTCGTTAATCCTATTCCCATATTCTTTGCTATTTGTTCTTCTGTTAGTCCTTGTCTTGCCCAATCTTCAATCAATATTAAATTATCTGCTTCTAACCATTCTTGATATTTTCCTTTCGCAATCGCCCTCACCTCCTCAGTTTAAACAAAAATAAGGTAACAATTAAGCTACCTTATTACTAGATTTTTTTGTAAGTAAATAGAAAAACGGTGTATCTAACAACGCTAATACAACTTTAATAGTGAATTGTCCTAATATTAAAGCCCATAGGTTAGGAACAACGCCATAAAATGCTATTGTGATAAAAATGCTTGTGTCGATTAATTGACTTGTTATTGTTGATAAGTTATTTCTTAACCATTTGTGCTTGCTTCCGTGTCTATCTTTTAGTTTATGGAAAATATACACATCATTGAATTGTGATATTGTATATGCTATTAAAGACGCAATAACCACTCTTAAACTTTGTCCTAACACTTGTTGAAATACTTCGTTGTATTCTGTCATAAATGGTGCAGGTGGAAGTTTAATCGCTATATATAGCAATCCGATTGAGAACAACTGCAATATAAATCCTAATCTTACTGTTTTATTCGCTTCTTCTTTGCCGTATAACTCTCCAATTACATCAGTACACAAAAAAGTAATAGCATAAGCTACTACAGCTGCTGGCACTATTAAATTGCCAATACTGATTATTTTGCTTGCTGTTACATTCGATACAAGCAAACTCATTATGAAAAATCCGTTTAACATTATTAATTTATTTAATTTCATTTATTGTTTATTTACCTTTCAATTATTAATTTGTGAATATTTTAATTATCATTCCTTGCTAGATATTTTTGAAATTTTAACCACTCTGAAATATTTATTTTATTTAACTTGTGATAATCAACTAATCTAGTTCCTTGTTTCTTATTTATCCCAACCATTTTTTTGCCGTCAAATTTCATAATTTTAGCAAATCTTCCTCCCGCTCCCCACGAGGTACTATCCACGCTATAAAATCCGTAATTTTCTACATTAGCGTCTGTAATTCCTAAACCGTGTAATTTACAACCGTGTTTTTTTGCCATTTTGTTTAACAAGTGAAATTTGTCTTTGTGGTTTATTATATTTTCTTTGCTAACTACTCCACCTATTGAGGCGTATTCGTATTCTTTTATCATTTTTAAAAATTCTTCTTTACCTCTGCTTATGTGCCAAACAGGAATACATTTTTTGCCAGTTTCACGCTCTAAACGTTCTCTTAACTCAAGTACTTTTTCGTAACCAACAATTACATCGATATCCAATTCAAAGAAATGTTTAATATCGTATTTGTTGATATATTCGATATACTCCGTTAAATACTGGTCAATATCTATTTTCTTTTTAGATGAAAAAAACGTAAATGCTCCGCTATCTACTAAATGCAAATCAACATCAAAAGGGAGTTTCTCTCTAAAGTAGTAAAAGGATGTTAAAATATACCTAGAGTTTTTTAACTCGTTTCCGTAAATGTTAATCTCTCCCTCGTTAACCGCTAAACATAATTTAGTCAATAACCTCTCCGCAATGCGGACAGATAATTACTTCCTTTTCTTTAGCTTTCTTTTCTTCTTCTACATCTTCAAATAATTCATGTAAATCATCTTCATTGAAATTTACGTTATCAAAACTAAAATTTGTCATGTCGTAGTCAATAAGTTCTAACTCTGCTTGTAGCTTTTCCATGTCAAATCCAGTATTCATAGTTAGCTTATTGTGAACCAAAATATATTCGCGTTTCTGTTCTTCTGTTAGATGTTTTAATTTAATAACAGGTATTTCTTCTACACCTAACCTTTTTAATGCTATATAACGCCCATGTCCCTCTATTATCACGTTGTTTTCGTCAATAGCGATAGGGTCGTTGTTTCCATATCTTTGAATAGAATTAATAATTTGTTCTATCTGCTCTTCTGTATGAATTTTAGCGTTATTTTCATATTGTCTAATATCGTTAATTTTAATATTTTCTATTTGCATTTTAACCTCCTTGTTTTTTAAACAAAAAAGAAGCGTATTGAACGCTTCTTTAATATAAGAAAAAATGATAAAAGTTAGTGAAAATTTTATTACCACAATTACTGCTAACAAAAAATTTTATATAAAAAGGAAATTTATGAAAAAAATATTTAAAATTTTCACACTATCATTATATCACCTTTAAATACATAAATGTAAATATCTACATATTTTTTGATATATCTACATACTTTTTCATATATTAGTATAGATTTTTGATAAAAATCTTATTTAACGCTTTAGAATGTTTGCTTATTCTTGTATTTTGTGAAATATCCATAATTTGTTCTATTTTATCCCACGTTAAACACTCAACATATTTTAGCTGGAGTAATAATCTTAATTCCATATCTTTTACATTATCAATTATCTTCATAATATCCAATTTAGTTTGATAGTATTCTATATTCTTCTCTACGATATAGCGTTTGTGTTCGTCAGTCTTATCAATTAAACACTCCCAACTATTTTTATTTCCGCCTTTAATTTGCTCTTTTGCGTAGTCTATAGCTTTGACTTGTGATTTTTTATGTTCATCAGCTTCTAAACTTCTCTCACGGGATTCTATCATTAATTGAATGTGTCTTATATTTTTTAAATATTTTATCTTTTTAAATACTGTTTGTTCTTCTTTAGTTCTAACCATTCTCTCCAACCTTTCTAAGTGCTAAATAAGGTGCTTTACTTCTAACTAACGTATGAGTCTGACAATCTTCACATCTCACGCAATATATTTCACTTTCTAAATAACAATAATCTAACTCGCCTCCACACTTGCAGCAATAATATCTACCATTGGGCGCTTTTCTATATATGTATCGTTTTAATTTTTCGTAGTCAATTAGCATTAATTTAACACTCCTTTTAGGAATATTATGTCCGGAGCTTGTATATTTCTAAAAACATAAAGAAACATTATGAATATTACAATCACAAAACACGGGATAAATAGTATTATTAAATCTTTATTTGTTGGTTTAGAGTATTGAACCTTATCCCCTGCAACCAAAAATGTAAATATAAAAATAATTATTACCACTATAACTGAAATAAAAATCAAATTATTACAAACGTCATATATCACATATTGCCATTTCAAACCCTCATACACTTCCGGTATCTTATCTATACTAACACTTAACTTCTCTGCTATCTTCTGCATTAATTCATTCATTACATCTCTACTCCTAACTCTTTTA